AGATATTATTACCGCTAAAGCAATTACAAATATTGATAGACTCAAATATATTAGTCAAACAGGCGATAGTACTGCTGCTGCACAAAATTCATGTAGTAATAATTTGGCACCTGCTTATATTACGTGGGGAGATGTTCAATCATCTACAACAATGAGTATTACGCCTCAAGAATTTGCAAATGAGCTTGTAAATAAAACAAATAATCTTAATTTACAAGTTCTTATTTATTTGATATGTTATGCTAAAACCTTCCAACAAGGTGGTACTAATTTTTATGGTTATGCTAACAATTATGCTAATGTAACTCTAACAACCGATTACGGCCAATCAGGTACTGGATTTTTTAGTCCTAAAAAATATTCATGTGTTAACATATCAAATTTAACTGGAGGAAAAACCGCACAACCTGTTGCAAATTTTGATACAATTGGTAGGTTTTTTGATTTTATGATATCTAGATTATCTGCAAATGTTGACAGAGTATTTAACCAAACAACAGGATTAGGTATTACAAAGTATTATGCTTGTTATTGGTCTGTTCCAAGTGTTTCTGAAGAATATTATGATTCGCATATTTCTGATTTTAAAACTTTAGAGAAAACATTTAAAGAGGCGATTAAATCTGCGGGTGAAGTAGGTTTAAATGTTGAATCAATCAAAAAGGTGAAAGAGGCGACTGCAAAACAAAATAAAAAAATTGTTGAAACTTCTGCGGGTGTTACAACACCGGCAAATAATTTGAATACGACAACAAACGTTGCGCCATCTTGCCCACCTCCAACAATAACATCATTCTCTCCATTAACAGGTATTAGTGGTACCATTTTAACGATTGTTGGTAAAAATTTAGATGAGGTGACTGGTATTACAATAAATAATGTAACCACAACTACAGGTATTACTATTCTAAATGAATTTAATATTAGTGTTGTAGTTCCTTTTAGTAATAATGGACTAACAGTTGCTCAAAGCAATCCTATAACGATTAGAGGTATTCATGGGAACACGGTAACATCAGGATCATTTACCTATAATCCATCTCAAGTGACTCCAGTACCAAATAACACAAACAACACCAACACTCAGCCACAACAAACAGGTCCTGTTACGTTAATAGAAAAAACACAAATAGGTGTTAATGGATCAACATCAAGTTTGATAGTTGGAGTTAATCCTCAGGCGGCAATAAAAAACACTTGGACATTAGACCAAACTGTAGAAATGGAGGTTTCTGTTTATGATAACAATGTTGTTAATAACTTAAAAACAAGAACATTAAATAGAACTGTAAAATTACCAATTGTGGGATTTGTTTCAAACAATGAGTTTAGTATAACACATGAAAATCTACAGGTTATGCTAGTAAGTTATCCGATTGAACAATTTAAAGCAAGTCCTATTACACCAACACAGACTGCTCAAATTAAATTTACAATAATTGCGGCACCTACAGATAGAGCAAAAAACATACAGGATGTTACACAATCATTTAATTTTGATTTTAGACCAACACAAACAACAATTCCAACATTTGCGGAAGTTCCGGCATCAATTGTTTTAATTGGTGAAAGTTTGACTATACAAGGAAAGGGCACTCAGTTTTTTAACATTAAAAAACCTGGTAACAATGGATATATTACATTCCAATTTAACACCCCATCCTTCCAAGAACAAAATTATGCTGAAATATATTTTTTAGATTCTGATGGTGATAAAGTATCTTCAAGTAGAGTAGTTGATAGTCAAACAGGTTATACTTATGAATACACCTTAACAGGTAAAGGTGCTTTCAAGTTAGTTGTTAAGTATAGACCTTATGGATTTAAATCACCGGCAAATGGTCAGGTATTAACTCAAACAGTTGTTGGACCAATATTCACTTTATAGAATAACCATATATTTATATAGAAAGATTTTTATGAGCTTAAAAACAACATTAGATAATTATCTTGGGAAATCGGTTAGATTTTCAGAAGAAGACAATGGTGATGGAACCAAACAAGTGTGTGATTTAGACACTGGGGATTGTTATACTGTAAGAGAAAGAGATGGTCTTATTGAAAGAGCCGGACACCAAACAACTGCCAATAGAAAAGTTAGAGTTGAAACTTCAAAAGGAATAAAACAATTATTAAACGGATAATATTATGAGTTTAGATAAAAAAATATTGAGTGAAATTAATAGATACAAAAGTATCAATAATTATATTATGGAACAAGATGCTGCATTACCTGATTTAGGAGCATTAAATCCTGAAGAAGGTACAGCCCCACCACCTCCACCATCGGATGTTACCGCAACCCCACCACCTCCACCAGCAACAGGTGGTTCTGAACCAATAGATGTTGAAAACGATCCTGATGTTGAAAAAATTGATGACGAAGGAAATAGTGAAGAAGGTAAAGATGAGACATCAGAATCTGGTTCTGAGGAGTTAGATATTACAGAATTAGTTACCGCTCAAAAAGACATTCAAACTAAGCAAGACGATTATTTTGAAAATTTATTTGGTCAATTAAACAAATTGGAAGCAAGACTTGGTGAGATGGATGCGATTATGAATAAGTTAAACGCTCTTGAAAACAAAATTGAAAAGTATAGAGAGAAAACACCTCAAGAAAAGTTAGAACTAAGGAGTTATGATTCTTATCCATTCAATCAAAAACTTTCACAATTTTTTGATGATAAGCAAGAAGAGATGGAAAAAACAGGAAAAAATGATTATGTTTTAACTGCTGATGATGTAACGGATATTAATGTTAATGACATTAAAGGATCTTTCCAAGGAAACGGATTTAAAGATCAATATAAATACAAATAACATTTAACCTAATAACATTAAAGACCACCCAAAAGTGGTCTTTTTTTTTATTTGACAAACCGGAAAACTCACCTATATTTGTAGAACAATTTAATATTAAACATATATGATGAGTTCATTAGAAGCCGTATTGGCACAGTACGAAAAATCACAGCAAACATCGGGCGGGGCCCAAGGAAAAATGTCACAAGACGAAAGAATGAAAAAGTATTTCGCATTAATTTTAGGAGAAAAAGAAAAATCTGGACAACGTAGGATACGTATATTACCTACACAAGACGGATCTTCACCATTTAAAGAAGCATGGTATCATGAAATTCAAGTTGGTGGACAATGGCAAAAATTCTATGATCCAGGTAAGAATGATAACGAGCGTTCTCCTTTAAATGAGGTTTATGAAGAATTAATGTCAACTGGTAAAGAATCTGATAAAGAATTGGCTAAACAATACAAATCTCGTAAATTCTATATTGTTAAGGTGATCGATAGAGACCACGAAGAAGACGGAGTAAAGTTTTGGAGATTTAAACACAACTATAAGAATGATGGTATTTTAGATAAAATCATTCCTATTTGGAGAAACAAGGGAGATATTACTGACCCTGAAAAAGGTCGTGATCTTATTATTGAACTAAGTAAATCTAAAACACCTGCAGGTAAAGAATATACAAGTATCTCAACTATTATGTATGACGATCCAGCACCTGTTCATACAGAAAAAGAACAAGCTAAATCTTGGATTAATGATGAATTGACTTGGTTAGATGTTTATTCTAAAAAACCTGTTGAATATCTTGAAGCAATTGCTCGTGGAGAAACTCCAAAATGGGATAGTGATAAGGGTGGATATGTGTATGGAAATGACACAGAATCTACTACATCTATGGGTGGATCTAAAAAAACTGAATCAAACACGAAAATCGTTGACCCTCAAGCAAACGATGATTTTGATTCAGATTTACCTTTCTAATTTACTTGAGTATGGACACTTGTATAGACAAAGTGTCCATTCTTTTATTTTTAACAAAACAATATTATGGCAATAAAGAAAAACGATTTCGGATCGTTGAAGAAAAAATTCTCAACATCAGCAAAATATAAACCACAAAGATTTTTTGACTTAGGTGAAGATTTCTTAGATGCGGTTGGATTACCAGGTCCCGCTATCGGACATTTAAATATGTTCTTGGGTCACTCAGACACAGGAAAAACTACAGCGTTGGTTAAAACTGCCGTTGACGCTCAGAAAAAAGGTATTCTGCCCGTATTCATTATTACAGAGCAAAAGTGGAGCTTCGAACATGCTAAACTTATGGGTTTTGAATGTGAGGAAGTAATTGATAAAGAAACAGGTGAAGTTGATTGGGACGGTTTTTACATATTTAATAATGACTTTAATTATATCGAACAAATTACTGACTATATAAATTCATTATTAGATGCTCAAGAAAAGGGTGAGTTAGATTACAGTTTATTATTTTTATGGGATTCTGTTGGATCAGTTCCTTGTAAGATGACTTATGAAGGCAAGGGTGGTAAACAACATAATGCGTCCACATTAGCGGACAAGATTGGTATGGGTATTAACCAAAGAATTTCAGGTTCTCGTAAATCTGATTCAAAATATGAAAATACCTTGGTTATTATAAACCAACCATGGGTGGAACTCCCTGATAATCCATTTGGTCAACCAAAAATTAAGGCTAAGGGTGGAGAAGCAATTTGGTTAAACTCATCTTTGGTATTTTTATTTGGAAATCAAAAAGGTGCTGGAACAAATAAGATTACGGCAACAAAAGATAAGAGAAGTGTTAAGTTTGCGATTAGAACTAAAGTATCTGTAATGAAGAACCACATCAATGGTTTGGGTTATGAAGACGGTAAAATAATTGTAACACCACACGGGTTTTTAGCGGGAAAAGAAGCGTCTGAAGAAAAGGCATCTATTGAAGCATACAAGAAAGAATATGCGGACTATTGGAAAGATATTCTTGGTGTGAATTCTTTGGATTTTGATTTGAAAGAAGAAAAGGAAGAAAAAGAAGATTAGTATATTGTTTAACACTTAAAATCACAAATGTGACCAAAACACTTTTAATCGATGGCAATAATCTGATGAAGATTGGCTATCATGGAGTAAAAGACCTTTATAGTGATGGTAGTCACTTAGGGGCAATCTATCATTTTATTAATACAATTCGTAAATTCCTTGAAGAATTTAACTATGACAAGGTAGTTGTTATGTGGGACTCAGAACATGGGTCATCCACACGCAAAGAATTATATCCTCAATACAAGGCAAATAGACGACAAGATTTGAATGAGTATAAACTTGAATCATATCTTGAACAGAACATTCGTGTTAAACAATATCTTGAAGAGATATTTGTAAGACAAATTGAAGTTCCATACAATGAGGCGGACGATCTTATCGCTTATTATTGTAAAATTGCAACCAATGAAAACATTACCATTTTTTCGTCGGATAAAGACCTTACACAACTTATTTCTGAAAATGTGATAGTATACTCACCAACCAAAAAAAGATTCTACAGGAATGGTGATACGATATCAATTAACAAAGTTGAGATTCCCCACTATAATGTTTTAATAACCAAAATTTTTACGGGTGACAAGTCAGATAATATTAATGGTATTGAAGGTCTTGGAGAAAAAACTTTAATTAAATTATTCCCTGATTTGACTGATAAATCATTCACTATCAACGAAATAAAAGATAATGCCCGACTTATCATTCAAGAAAAGAAATCAAAAGTTTTAGAAAATATTTTGATTGGTAAGACA